GTCCCACCTTGGTCAGATCTTAACTGATTTATTTCAGAATGAATCTTACCTTTGTGGGTGTATCTTAAAACGGAGTCTATGAATGTTGAATGGAATTTATTTATTTCTCTTGCTTCTCTTATTAGTTGCGCTATCGGGTTATCACAATTTATTAACCAATTTTGGGTAAAGCTGGGTTCTTCAGTTTTCGTTGTCCGTGGGTAATCAATACCCATTCGGTCAAAGACTTGCGCTACAGATCTTGCGGCCCAAATATCTACATTAATACTGGTCTGTTCTTTTATTTTTTTTAAAACAATTGTTTCTTTTTGTTTAAATTCTTTTTTAATCTTCTCCGCCTTATCTATATCAACTCTTATACCTCTTCTTCTCATATCAATTAAGATAGGAAGTAATTCCATCTCCATCTCCCACACATCATGAAGGTCTTGTTTTAAAATTTCTTGTTTAAGTCTATGCCATAATTTTAAAGTTAAGGCCGCGTCTTGCTCCGCATAAAAACCCACGTAACCTGCGGGTAATCTCCACATATCCGCTTTAGGATCTATACCCCACTCTTTAGCTTTTTCATTTAAGAAAGTTTCATTTTTAAGTTCACCTAAATAATCTTTAGCACAAGCATTCAAACTAAAACTAAATCTATTTTCATTAACCACTGCGGCCGCAATCATAGTATCTATAATCTTACCTCTTATCTCAAAACCATTAACAAGCAACCAACCGACATCGTAGCTTGCATTGTGAAATATTTTAGTTGCAGGTAACTTTAAAACATCTTGCATCCACGCTGTTGTAATTGCAGAATCCATATTACCTCCTGCGTCATGAGCAATTGGAAAGTACCACTGCTGATCAAAAGCAGCCACGGCAAAACCTACTATATGTCCATCAAATGTGGCCCAACCAGATCCTTTTGTTTTTATATTTGGATCTTTAGTTTCTAAATCAATCGCTATTTCAGTTGCTTTAGATAGGTCAGGATATTCTGCGGGGCATACCCAATCAGAATCATTATAAATAAAATTTAATTGGTGAGTCATTGTTTCTTTCTGCTTAAGGAAGTATCGTCAATCGATACAATTTTTTTAAATGGAATTCCCATTTCGAATAGTGCACAATCTGCACAATAATAATTATATTCATGAACAATCACAGCAGCTGTTGTGTCACAACGTTCACACATAACTAATTTACTTTTTCTTTTTGGCATTTTTTATTTTGTCAATTTCTAAATCGCAATAGTGCTTAATCTTTTCAAGATCTTCTATACCATTTTTATAAGGATATCTCAAAACATATTTTACAACGTTTCCTTGAAAAAATGTAAGTTCATTTTTAGATATAAATTCATAAGGTTGAATTAAATAGTGTTGGTAATGTGATCCTCCAATTTGTTTGTCTTGTGGAAACGCTTCATCGAACATATCTTTATCTGACATAATTAGCCTCGTATAGTTTGTAATATTTTCCTAACGGAAAATTAAATTGATGATGAGTGCCTAATAAATGTAATGTTCCTTTAGATCTAGTTGCACCCGTATACCAAACCCTAAGTTCTTTAATTTTTTCTTGTAAATTTTTTTTCTCAAAGTGCGAAGGAAAGTTACACTTACTCGATAAAACAACATTATCTGCTTCGCCCCCTTTTACTTGATGTATCGTATCTATAATTATTTTAGGAGGTTGTGATAGATCTACACCTTCTCTAATCATTTTTAAAAAATATTGTTTATCTTTTTCTTTAAACTTTCTTTTAAAAATCTTTAACCAAGGTCCCTTACTATCTGTCATACCACATCTTAAATGTAATTCATCAAAGTTAAATACCTGATTAGGATGTGCGAAGGACCACTTTTTACTGTCTTGAGATCTAAAACCATGATCTATGTTCAATAAATATTCATACATAATACAAGCCTCTTCTCTGGTTATACTACCGCCTTCACATATTTTTTCCCAATATTGAATCGCTTGGAATTGATTCATATCAAAAGACTTATTACCTTTAACGTCTTGATAATAAAGAGATAAATTTTTAGCCTCTTCTTGTAATTCTTTTTTAACATCATTAATACGTGCTAAAATTAACCAATTACCAGTTAGATTCCAGGGTACCTTTTTTAAGGTATTCCAATAATAAATAGCCCCATCTTTTTCATTAGAATAAAATTCTTTTTCAATTCTATTATTCTTCATTCCTTGTAATAAACACTTGGAAAAAAAATGAACATCTTTATTTAATCTTACAGATTTTTTTAATATAACATTCCTACCTGGAAAAGTTTGAAAGTATTCAACTTCAGCCCCGTTCCATTCATAAATTGCCTGATCATCATCTCCAGCAATATAAACTCTCCAAACACTTTTAGCTATTTTAACGACCATATCCCACTGCAAAGGGGTTAAGTCTTGGGCTTCATCTACCATTAAAACTTTAATAGGAAGAGTACCCGCATCATCAATAAATTTTTTTACCATGTCAGTAAAATCTAATCTATCCGGTGTCCGTTGTCCGGTAGCCGTCTCCATAGTTTTAAATTCCTCATACCCCGCAACAATAGACTTGAATTGCTGTAAACGAACCGCTTTTCTTGGTTGTTGTTTATATAACCACACAGGATCTACCTTCATATTTCTAGCTCTATCATATATCTGTAGCGACCAGTTATTATAAACTTTTACATCATCGTACTCGTTTTTAAAATTTACTTTTACAGTTCCGTATTGAGTATGAAACATTAAAAGATCTGCTCTAGGATCAAGTACAGGTATCTCAGCGAACTGTTGTCTAGCTAAACTATGTAAAGTTCTAAAATATTTAAAAGCATCATCATCGTACTCATTAAATTTTTTACGAATACGTCCCACACATTCATTTACCGCTTTATTAGTAAAAGAAATATAACAAATTTCTTCAGGTAAAATACCTTGTTTTAAAAAACGCTGAACCCTACGAAGAAGGTTTTCTGTTTTTCCAGTTCCGGGTGGTCCAAATATTTTAATTGTCTTCCCACGCAGCTTTTTGTTTAACGAATGTGACATCTTTATTTTTATGTTCTGTTTGTTTTGGTAACTTTACAACCCAATGACGTGTGTCAATGTTTTGAAATTTTTTCTTAGGCACTGCTCCGCCTGCTTCTAAAAATTTAGTACAGTCTTTTTCAGACCAATTGTATCCCATTTTCTTCATAAATTTTCTAAATGTTTCTAATTTAAATCTCATTTCAACTTTATCGATCCAAATGTTTCCTGAGTCTATTTGATCAAAGTCTGTAGTGTCCTCAACATCTTCTAAAAATTGAGATAGTCTAGAATTAAATACATCATTCTGTTCTTCATGAGCATCAAAACCTTCCATATCTTGCTTATTAGATATTAATTCATCTAACCAATCTCTGTAGGGATCAGGATCTCTCTTCGATGGTTTAAGAGGCCTCCAAACAATATCATAATTTAATAATTGTTCTCCTAATAATTGTTGTTGATATAATTGTTTTGTAGATAATCTCGCAGACTTACCTTGAATAGGTAATATCCAATAAGGTTCTGGATATGAATTAACTTTAATTAGTTTACCTACTTCGGGAATTGCTTCGTTGGCCCCTATTCCATGTTTTCTTCTTAAGCAAGTGCTTGAAGAACAATGAACTCTAGCAATAGAAGTTTTACATTTATAAGCATACTCTTTGTTTTCAACACCCTTAAATATATTATTTAATTCTTGTGGATGTAAAGGCTCTGAACAAACCTTAGTCATTAAATTTCTAGTCCAATCTTCATACATAACAGGATCTGGATTTATTTTTTTAGCCAACACTGCAACGTTAAACATTGCATCATTACGTCCTTCACCTTTTTGAACTTTGTTTTTCATAAAATTAACCACACAGGGTGGGTAATCTTTAGTTTCATCGTCTTGAAATATTTTAAATTTTTTAAACTCTTCTGGAGTTAGCTTATGTTTTTTTACAAATTCATATAAGTTTTCTATTTTAATAGAATTACCATCATCATCCATAGCAACTCTGGTTGTCATATGAGCTTTTTGATATGGTAAGTTTACAAAACTTCCCTTATGTTTTTCATCCCACTTTTCCGGGGCCAAGTTTACTTTATCTTGTGCTGGATAAATATCTGTTGTGCTATCATTGACACCTAAATCAGAAGCAATCTCAATTAATCTTTTACGCATTAACGATGCTTCAACTACACCGTCTACAAATAAAATTAAATGGAGTCCGTTGGATTTTGATCTGAATGGGACGAGTGGGTATTTCCTTTTCCGTATAACCGATATAACGTCCTTATGCTGTATATTATAACGATCAACATCGATGACCCCCCAACTG